GGAATATAAAGGAGTAGCTATTGGAGAAGAAGAATAGGATTTATAACTTTTACTTGATACATCTATTGGGATTTCTTGAGTTGAAGTTAAATAAATGCTAGATTTATCAGTATTAATATCTTCTACTTGGGGTATCCAGGGTTCACTTTCTTCTTCATGTTGACCATTTTTTAAAATTGTAATAGGTTCACCATTATCTCCGGATTTTGACCAAGGGTTAGAAATATTTGAATTTTTAACAGTAGAACCAAATCTAATACTTTGCCCCCATCTACCTTGGTATATTAAATCTCCCTCAAATGGTTGGAGATTTCTAATTGATAATTTTTCTTGAAATGTATTGCCTAAATCTATTTCAGTACTACCATCTGTTACTCTTCTAACAGTACCAGCTTCGGTTTGTTGATAATCTTGTTGTTGAGATTTAGGGAGAGTATCATTTAAAATAGGATTAGGAATTGCATTGTGGTGGGTACTATTCCAAATATTAACAGCTTGGAAATAATAATATACTATTTCATTTACATTTGATTGTACATTAGAACTAGGTAAACCTATAATGTAAACAATTTCATTATGTAGGGGTATGTTAGAATTATTAGGAAATAAAGGACGTGCAAAACTATTAGAACTAGCTACAGGATTTTGATTGGGATTATTTAAAGTTTCAAAAAATAAACAACCAATAGAACTCCATTCCCCAAATTCTTGAAATAATTTAGGATGAGTTGCATCATCTGTAATAGCTACTTTTACCCTAGCTGGAAATATTCCTCCTTTTGGACTCTTTATAGCTGAGGTGGATGATAATGATTGTAAACCTGTTATTTGTTTAGGCATCCTTTTCTTTATTATTTAATTTATCCATCTCAGCTAAAAGTGCTTCTTTTTCTTCATCACTTATACCAAACCCACCATCATCATCTACATTTTGAAGTGCTCTTTGGACGATAGTAGCCATTTTAATTAAGGCTTCATCGTTTTTAACACCTATTTCCATATATTCTTTAATAAGAGGTACTATAAGAGTAGCATCTCCTATTTCTTGAACTAAAGGTTTAAGTTCTGAAATCAAAGCAACAACTTGAGCGTCTCTTTTCTTTTGGTTATTATAAATCTCCTCTAGAATATCTGAGAATGTTTTGTCACCAAAAACGTTTGAATCTAATTGTCCCATAATGTTTTTGGTTATAAATATGTATTTTTGAAGTTATTTTGGAGGAAAATAACCGTGTTCTAAATAAAATAGGTATTTTTCTTTAAAAATGCCATATAATTTATTAGCTATTTTGGTTATTTTTGGTGTTTTCACATCTACCATTTCTCTAATGTAAATGTATAATGCTTTTTTATTAAAAACATCTATATTGTCTCTTTTTCTAAACAACTCTAAAATGGCATCAGCGATTGAAGCATCATTTCCTTTTGGGAATAACACATATATTCTATCAGTAACATACTCTACGTATTGATCTACAAATATAGATAAACGATCCTCATGTTTATAATTTTTAGTTTCGTTTAAATTTTTATTACTAAATTCTTCATCTTCAATTACAGTTTCAATATCACCCTCTCTATTTTTAGATATTATAAATGATGGATCTGAAGTATCTAATTGGGAATAATGATTTAAATCTTGTATTGATATATTATTAATTTTTTTACCGTAATTTTTCTGATTATATACTATGAGCCATCTTTTAACAATAGTACCAAAATAAGAATATGCTTTAGCACCATTTTCTGGGTTGAATAGGTGAATTTTAGATAAAAGAAATACCATTATCTCATGTTGTAAATCTTCTAAATTTTCAACTCCATCTGTATAGTAAAATTTAAATGTATGGATTATATTTTCTGTAAGTTTATAAAAAGGCCAATGTATGTGGTTTTGGTATAAATCACTTCGTTCATCTTTATCAGAAGAGCGATTGTATTTAACAATCGCTGCTTCGGTTTCTTTTGTAAAGTAAACTCTTCCTTGTTTTTGGGATTTTTTTTGCCTTATTATGTGATCCATATATTATTTTTCTCTTTTTAATTGAAAATCATTTAAAATTTCCTGTATTTGTTTTATTTGTTTAAAGAAAAATCCTATTTCATCATCAGATTCAAATGATCCCTTTATATCAATTTTTTTTACTTTTTTATCAGCAATTTCAATTACTCTAGAAATTTTATCTAGATATAGTAAATAACCTACTACTATATCTTCAGCTCTTTCATTTTTTTTAAGTAAATTAAAAGTAGTATATCCTAAAATTAATACAATTACACCTAAAATTGATGTTATTATATAAAAAGTTGTTGGGTTAATTTCCATTATAGTTTATCAAAAATATTTTTTAAACCCTCACTTTGAATAGAACCTAAAGCTTTATTTTTGGTTGATGGTTTTTTATTATTGTCCAATGTAAAATTTTTCTTACTAGCATCCACGCTATTTTTAAATTTAGGTAACCATTCAACTTCAAATTCTATCCTTGCTGCCATCATATCTGCTTGATGTAGTATAAATGGTAGTGAAGTTCTTGGTTTTTGTTCGGGCATATAACCTTTTAAATACTTATCATTAGCTGGATCATATAAACCATCATGAGTTTGAATTGCTATCATCTCATTAAATGTATATTTTATATTATTATCTTGAAGTAAAAATAATCCTCTATCTGGGACTGCTGAAAATGCTAATTCTTTATTAAACATATAATCTTCACCTAATTTATCACGTCTCCACTTATCTGTTTGAGGTATATAAGCTTCATGGTTAGCATCACCCATTTTACCTAAATCATGATTAATAGCTGAGAATACTAATTCTTCAGTAGTAAATGTAGACATATCACAGCCTTCAGATTTCCAAAGTTCAGATTGTTTAAGAGCACATCTAACTACTCTATTAACATGGTCTACATAACCACCAGGAAATGCAGAATGATATTCTTTTTTATGAGCAGCAGGCATAAGCATAATACGCTCTGCATATTTTTCATAAAATTTAGTTAATTGTTCTTTACGAGGGGATGAAATATGAGTATCAATATTATTCATAAATTCAACCCAATTCATTTGGATTTGTTCTGCTGTTAATTTCATAACTTTTATTTATTTAATAAACTTGTGATTAAAATGTAAATTACACATAGTGGAAATGCTAGTGTAAATGATAAGCCTTTTAATATGTTAGATATTTTATCCATTCCTTAGTGGAGATGTTTCTTTTTCAACCAAACTCTCTAAATCTTCTATTTTTTCATAAACGTGTTTGAGTTGTTTTCTAAAATCATCTACATTAGATCCACCTCTGGATACCATAAGATCTAGAGTTCTAACGCCTGTTTTAATGTTAGTGAATCCCTTGTCAATAAGTTCTTTGTTTCTAAATGCCATTTTGTTAATTATTTATTATTATATGTGTAATATACGAATTCCTCCTTATCCATCCACCCTATATTTTTCATCCCTCATTCCCATATTTTCCTAAATATCTTCAAAACCCGTATTTCGAAGGTACTCGGAATTTTTGTGGTATCCAAGTTAAAATAGAAATTCTTGTACTTTTTTCTGAATTTTTAATAGATGGGCGCATCTTTCATATTCCTCACTTGACTGGAAGTATTGTATTCCTAATTCTAGTGCTGCCTCTAACTTTTCATCGCCATAAGTTGATATAGATTCAACGTGATCCTCATTATTTAAATCAATATTTTTTATATAAAACCAAGCTCTATTATAAACTACAAAAGCTCCAGCTCTTTCCATATCTTCAATACTTAATTCATCATTGGTTTCCTTAAAAAATGAGATAACTTTTTTTCTAAAATTGATATGATTTAATATTAGTTTTTTATACATTCCTAATTTATAAACTGGTTTGTCTGCAAAGTCAATGTAAGTTACTTGATCCTTCCCATCATCAGACGGAGGAAAGAGATTAAATAAACTATCTATATTAATCATTTTATTAAATTTATTTTGATTTACCACCTTTTATTCTATATAAAGCATACTCCCAATTTTCCCTTACAGATTTATGGCGGTGTTTTTTTTGGAATTTCATTTTATATAATTGTTTATGAAATTCATCTTTTAACCCTTTTTCTTCTACTTCATAGTAGACTTCAACCAATGTATCTTCGTAATGACCCATTCTAGTAATTTAG